GTAGCCGTGAGTGGGTTGAGACGGGCCGTATACCGAATGTGTTGGGTGCGGTTCCGTTGGTGCCTGTTGTGAATCGTCGCCGTACTTCTAGGATTGATGGCCGTTCGGAGATTACCCGCTCGATTAGGGCTTACACGGATGAGGCTGTGCGCACACTGTTGGGGCAGTCTGTGAATCGTGATTTTTATGCGTATCCTCAGCGTTGGGTGACTGGCGTGAGCGCGGATGAGTTTTCGCAGCCTGGCTGGGTCCTGTCGATGGCTTCTGTGTGGGCTGTGGATAAGGATGATGACGGTGACACTCCGAATGTTGGGTCGTTTCCTGTCAATTCTCCTACACCGTATTCGGATCAGATGAGACTGTTGGCGCAGTTGACTGCGGGTGAGGCGGCAGTTCCGGAACGCTATTTCGGGTTTATCACATCGAATCCGCCGTCGGGGGAGGCGCTTGCGGCTGAGGAGTCGCGGCTTGTGAAGCGTGCCGAACGCAGGCAGACGTCGGTTGGGCAGGGCTGGCTGTCGGTTGGTTTTTTGGCTGCCAGGGCGCTTGATTCGAGTGTTGATGAGGCCGCGTTTTTCGGTGATGTGGGTTTGCGTTGGCGTGATGCTTCGACGCCTACTCGGGCGGCTACGGCTGATGCTGTGACGAAGCTTGTTGGTGCCGGTATTTTGCCTGCTGATTCTCGTACTGTGTTGGAGATGTTGGGTTTGGATGATGTGCAGGTTGAGGCTGTGATGCGTCATCGTTCCGAGTCGTCGGATCCGTTGGCGGCGCTGGCTGGCGCTATATCGCGGCAGACTAGCGAGGTTTGATAGGCGATGGCTTCGGGTGTTGCGTCGCGGTTGGCTGCTGCCGGGTATCAGCGTGAGGCGGTCAGGTTTGCCGGGAAGTATGCGGGCTATTATGCCGAGCTTGGTCGTTTGTGGCATTCCGGGAAGATGACGGATGCGCAGTATGTGCGTTTGTGTGTGGAGTTGGAGCGTGCCGGCCATGACGGTTCCGCGGCGTTGGCGGGCAAGTTCGTGTCGGATTTTCGGAAGCTTAACGGTGTGGATCCTGGTTTGATTGTGTATGACGAGTTTGATGCTGCCGCCGCGTTGGCTAGGTCGTTTTCGACTATGAAGATGATGAATAGTGACCCGGATAGGGCGAAGGATACGATTGATGCGATGGCGGCGGGTGTTAATCGGGCTGTGATGAATGCTGGCCGTGACACGGTTGAGTGGTCTGCGGGTGCGCAGGGCCGGTCGTGGCGCAGGGTGACTGATGGTGATCCGTGCGCGTTTTGTGCCATGTTGGCTACGAGGTCGGATTATACGACTAAAGAGCGGGCGCTTACTACTGGTCATACGCGGCGTCATAAGCGTGCCGGTAGGCGTCCGTTTGGTTCGAAGTATCATGATCATTGTGGTTGTACGGTGGTTGAGGTTGTTGGCCCTTGGGAACCAAATAGGGCTGATGCCGCATATCAGAGGACGTATGAGAAGGCCCGTGAGTGGGTTGATGATCATGGGTTGCAGCAGTCGCCTGGCAATATTTTGAAGGCTATGCGTACTGTTGGCGACATGAGATGATGGTTTCCGGTTGTGTGCCGCCGGTTATTGGTGCACAGGGTTGTCTCCCGCACGGGGGTCAACAATGTTGTGTTGTTTTCCGCAAGGAGTGTAGGGTTAGGCTATGGCCGATCAGAGTGTTGAGGAACAGAATGTTGACAATGATGCTGTTGAGCCCGGAAAGGGTGGAGACATTGTTGATGTTGTGAAGGATGGGCAGGCTGCCGGCGATGATCATGCCGGTGATGTTTCCGTGAAGGAGGAGTCTTCTTCTGGCACGGATTGGAAGGCTGAGGCCCGTAAGTGGGAGTCTCGTGCTAAAAGTAATTTTGCCGAGTTGGAGAAGCTTCGCGCCTCGGATGGTGATGCGGGGTCTGTGATTGATGAGCTTCGCCGCAAGAATGAGGAACTCGAAGACAGGATCAACGGGTTTGTTCTTGAGGGTGTGAAGCGCGAGGTGGCTTCAGAGTATGGTTTGTCCAGTGATGCGATCGCTTTCTTGTCGGGTGGCGATAAGGAGTCGCTTGCCGAGTCTGCGAAAGCTTTGAAGGGTTTGATCGACCATAGTAGTGGTGGCGCGGGTGTGCGCCGTCTTGCGGGGAGTGCCCCCGTTGATGATGTTAAACGACGTGAGGGTGTCGCGTTTGTGGATGCTCTTGTCAATAATTCTAGGAGATGATTTGTGATGGCTGACGATTTTCTTTCTGCAGGGAAGCTTGAGCTTCCTGGTTCTATGATTGGTGCGGTTCGTGACCGTGCTATCGATTCTGGTGTTTTGGCGAAACTATCCCCGGAGCAGCCGACTATTTTCGGCCCGGTGAAGGGTGCAGTTTTCAGTGGTGTTCCTCGCGCCAAGATTGTTGGTGAGGGCGAGGTTAAGCCTTCCGCGTCTGTTGATGTTTCGGCGTTTACTGCGCAGCCTATCAAGGTTGTGACTCAGCAGCGTGTCTCGGACGAGTTTATGTGGGCTGATGCTGATTACCGTCTGGGTGTTTTGCAGGATCTGATTTCCCCGGCTCTTGGTGCTTCGATTGGTCGCGCCGTGGATCTGATTGCCTTCCACGGTATTGATCCTGCCACTGGGAAGCCTGCCGCGGCTGTCAAGACTTCGCTGGATAAGACGAAGCATATTGTTGATGCCACCGATTCCGCTACGACTGATCTGGTGAAGGCTGTCGGCCTGATTGCGGGGGCTGGTTTGCAGGTTCCTAGCGGGGTTGCTTTGGATCCGGCGTTCTCGTTTGCACTGTCTACTGAGGTGTATCCGAAGGGGTCTCCGCTTGCCGGCCAGCCTATGTATCCTGCCGCCGGGTTTGCCGGTTTGGATAATTGGCGCGGCCTGAATGTTGGTGCTTCTTCGACTGTTTCTGGCGCCCCGGAGATGTCGCCTGCCTCGGGTGTTAAGGCTATTGTTGGCGATTTCTCTCGTGTTCATTGGGGGTTCCAGCGCAATTTCCCGATCGAGCTTATCGAGTATGGCGACCCGGATCAGACTGGGCGTGACTTGAAGGGCCATAACGAGGTTATGGTTCGTGCCGAGGCTGTCCTGTATGTGGCTATCGAGTCGCTTGATTCGTTTGCTGTTGTGAAGGAGAAGGCTGCACCGACTCCTCCTCCGGCTGGTAACTGATACAAGATAAGCGAATGTGTACTATGTGCAGGGGGTGGTGTTGATGGGTATCATTTTGAAGCCTGAGGATCTTGAGCCTTTCGCCGATATTCCTAGAGAGAAGCTTGAGGCGATGATTGCCGATGTGGAGGCTGTGGCTGTCAGTGTCGCCCCCTGTATCGCTAAACCGGATTTCAAATACAAGGATGCCGCTAAGGCTATCCTTCGTAGGGCCCTGTTGCGCTGGAATGATACTGGCGTGTCGGGTCAGGTGCAGTACGAGTCTGCGGGGCCGTTCTCCCAGACGACACGGTCTAATACTCCCACAAATCTGCTATGGCCCTCCGAGATTGCCGCGTTGAAGAAGTTGTGTGAGGGTGATAGTGGGGCTGGTAAAGCGTTCACTATCACCCCCACTATCAATGGTCGATATGCACATTCTGAGGTGTGTTCCACAGTGTGGGGTGAGGGTTGCTCGTGCGGGTCGAATATTAACGGTGGCGCTGGCCCTTTGTGGGAGATATGATATGACTGACTTTCCTTACGGTGAAACGGTTGTGATGCTCCATCCGACTGTTCGTGTCGATGATCTTGGTGACAAGGTTGAGGATTGGGGGCATCCTGTCGAAACCGTGTACCATAACGTGGCCATCTATTCTTCGTTGTCGCAGGAGGATGAGGCTGCCGGCCGTGACTCTGACTATGAGCATTGGTCGATGCTTTTCAAGCAGTCTGTTGTGGGTGCCGGTTATCGTTGCAGGTGGCGTATCCGGGGTGTTGTGTGGGAGGCTGACGGGTCTCCTATCGTGTGGCATCATCCGATGTCTGGCTGGGATGCGGGCACGCAGATCAATGTGAAGCGCAAGAAGGGCTGATGGGTAGTGGCTCAGGATGTGAATGTGAAGCTGAACTTGCCGGGTATTCGTGAGGTGTTGAAGTCTTCTGGGGTGCAGGCTATGTTGGCTGAGCGTGGCGAGCGTGTCAAGCGTGCGGCCTCGGCGAATGTGGGCGGTAACGCTTTCGATAAGGCCCAATACCGTAATGGTTTGTCGTCGGAGGTGCAGGTTCACCGTGTTGAGGCTGTCGCCAGGATTGGCACCACCTATAAGGGTGGGAAGCGTATTGAGGCGAAGCATGGCACGCTGGCTAGGTCGATTGGGGCTGCGTCGTGATCGTCTACGGTGACCCCAGGAAGTGGGCTAAACGTGTGCTCAAGGATGATGGCTGGCTGTCCGATATACCGTGTGTGGGGACGGTGCCTGACGATTTCAGCGGTGATCTGATTTGGTTGGCGTTGGATGGTGGCCCGCAGTTGCATGTGCGTGAGCAGGTGTTTTTGCGGGTGAACGTGTTTTCTGATGCGCCTGATCGGGCCATGTCGCTAGCCAGGCGTGTTGAGGCTGTGCTGGCTGATGGTGTGGACGGTGACCCGGTGGTGTACTGTAAACGGTCTACTGGCCCTGATTTGCTGGTTGATGGTGCACGTTTTGATGTGTATTCGCTTTTTGAGCTGATATGCAGG